ATTCTAATAGAACAGGAGTAAAACAAAATGCCTTTTACAGTACAAGACTTTAGAGCAAAAATGAAGTTTGATGGGGCTCGCCCCAATCTGTTCGAATGTTCTATGACCTTCCCAATCTCAGTAGTCACAGAAGCTGCTAAGTCACAAGAAATGTTTACATTCATGTGTCGTGCAGCACAGATTCCTGGTTCAACTGTAAACCAGATTCCTGTCAACTACTTTGGTCGTGAACTAAAGTTTTCTGGTAACAGAATTTTCCCAGAATGGACTGTTACTATCATAAATGATGAAGACTTTTTAGTTCACAAAGCGTTCGAGCAGTGGATGAACTCATTGAATGGACACGCATCAAACCTTAGAGACAGTGGTGCTGTAAATAATTCTGGTTATCAAGTCGATGGCTTTGTTGAACAATTTGGTAAATCAGGAAATAAACTAAAGCGTTATAAGCTAATCGGTCTATTCCCAATTGACATTAGCCCAATCGACCTTGACTGGGCTGCTAATGATACCATTGAAGAGTATGCTGTAACCTTCGCCTATCAGTGGTGGGAACAATCGTCTCTTGATGGTAATGCTGAATATAACGTCAGTATTAGCTAACATATATAATAAAAAGAGTGGGGAGACTTCGGTCTCCCCATCATCAACATAGCGCATCGGAGCATTAGTGAATGGCCATCCAATTATTTGGTTTTGAGATAACCCGCAGAAAAACTAAAGATGAAGAAGACCGCCAGCAGACGTTTGCGATTCCGCAAAACGATGATGGCGCTGTAACTGTTCAATCTGGGTCTTACTACGGTACATATGTGGACCTTGATGGGACAGTGCGTAATGAGATTGAACTCATTACTCGCTATCGTGAAATGTCCATTCAGCCTGAACTTGAAACGGCTATTGATGAGATTGTCAATGAAGCTATTGTTCAAGATGAATCTGGTAACTCAGTAGAAATCAATACCGATGAACTAAAGCAACCAGCTTCTATCAAGAGAAAAATCAAAGAAGAGTTTGAGTATATTCTTCGCACACTAGACTTTGGTAATATGGGTCATGAAATATTCAGACGCTGGTACATTGATGGTAGACTATTCTATCACATTGTTATTGATAATGAAGCGCCTATTCAAGGTATCAAAGAAGTTCGTTACATTGACCCAAGAAGAATCCGCAAGATTCGTGAAGTAAAGAAGAAGAAAGATTCAAAGACTGGAATGGAAACAGTCGCACAGGTCAATGAATACTATCTCTACAATGAACGTGGTGTTGTAGGTACTCACTCAAATCTTGGCGCAAAGATTGCTAAAGATGCTGTAGTAAACTGCAATTCAGGTATCATGGATGCCAAGAGAGCAATGGTTCTCTCTTATCTCCATAAGGCCATCAAACCACTGAATCAGTTGCGTATGGTTGAAGATGCTATTGTTATCTATAGACTATCTCGCGCACCTGAGCGCCGTATCTTCTACATTGATGTTGGTAACATGCCAACTATCAAAGCTGAACAGTATCTCCGCGATACAATGGTCAAGTATCGCAACAAGCTAGTTTATGATGCTTCTACAGGTGAAGTCAAGGATGATAGAAAGCATCTATCAATGCTTGAAGACTTCTGGCTACCTCGCAGAGAAGGTGGTCGTGGTACTCAGATTGATACACTACCTGGTGGTCAGAACCTTGGTGAACTTGAAGATGTAAAGTATTTTGAAAAGAAACTATACAAAGCACTTGGTGTTCCTCTATCAAGACTTGAACCACAGCAAGGTTTTTCTCTTGGTCGCTCAACAGAGATTACTAGAGATGAACTAAAGTTCAACAAGTTTATTGAAAGGCTCAGAGCAAAGTTCTCAACACTATTTGATGACTTGCTCCGTGTACAGTTAGTACTTAAAAGAGTATGTACAGAAGAAGAATGGAAAGAGTTCAAAGAGTATATCTGGTACGACTTTCTCAAAGATAATAACTTCACTGAACTAAAAGATGCTGAACTACTTCAGAACAGATTGGCCAATCTTCAAGTTGTTGATGCTTATGTTGGTCGCTACTATTCCATGAACTGGATCAAGAAAAATGTTCTCATGCTTTCTGATGATGAAATTGAAGAAATGCAAAAAGAGATGGATGAAGAGCAAGATGCATTAGCACAGCAGCAAGAAGCTATGGGCATGGACCAGCAAGGTCAAATGCAGCCTGGAATGGACCAGCAGCAAATGATGCCACAGCAACAGCCAGGCATGGACCAGCAAATGGCTCCTGAAGACCAGCAACAGATGGAGCAGATGCAGAGTTCAATAGATAAGTTTACCGTTCAACCTAATGAGATAGAGTTTTTATGATGAGAAAAAGATACAGACTCAGAGAAGACTTGAATGTAGCAGGTACAGAACCAGCTAGTTCACCCGCAGCACAAGAAGCTGCTAAACTTGGGCTTCAGTATGTCGGCTTCGGTAGATATGAAGACCCTCGCACAGGCCAAGTCACACACATTGTTCAGAATGACCAGCTAGTGCCTTATAAGAAAGCTGTTGACACAAACACATATCAACAGCAAAGTTCTGATGACATTGGTAATTACACTCAAGAAATGTCGGGTTCAGAACAAGAACTACACCAAGCACTTCTTCAGGAATATGGTGCAGCAGGATTCAAAGATGATGAACTTGATGCTATTCGTGAGTTCACATCTGGTGCATACAGAGATATCAATGAAAAATTATCTGGTCTTCCTACAGGAATTCCAGCAGAAGAGATTCAACCCGAAAGTGCAGGCGATCCTTTACCATCAATGATTCAATCTCTTGACAACGCACTAGCCAAGAATCAAACACAAGCGAGTTTTGTTGTATACTCTTCTCTCGGTATGGGTAGAAGTGATATCACACAGTTCAAGCCAAACTCAACATTCGCTTTCAAAGGATATAGGCCAACAACCATATCTCTAGCAAATGCATTACAGTATAGTCAAGACGAAAAAAATTCTGTAGTTCTACAAATCAAAGTTCCCGCAGGTTCTAATGGCGCTTATGTTGATGACTACTCAGCAAGCCCTGGTGAAAATGAATTTGTTCTACCAAGAGGTAGTAAAGTAAGAGTTGTTTCTGGTCCCAACAAACTAGTTGGTGGTAATCAAGGGCAAAGAAAGAATGTCTTTTACTTCAACTGTGAATTGGTAAACGAATAAATACTTATTATAAATAAAAGAGGTTCAAAAATGTCAATTAAAAATGCTCTAGACCATATTATCAACGGCAATCTTGACGCAATGCGTAGCGAATTATCTACTTCATTAACTGCGAAGGCCATCGACAGACTTGAAGAAAAGAAGCTAGATATTGCAAACTCATATTTTGGAAAGAAGTAAGATGAGAACTATCAGGCAAATCAGAGAAGATTACAACCAGAACAGAAGTGCTAGTGATAAGCTAGAACAACTAGTCATGGATGGTTTGCTTGATGAAGGTAAACTAACACTGGTTCGCCGTGCATTGAGAGAGAATCATAAGACACTCACCAATGCTGAGAAGAACGCTCTTCTTGAAACAATCAATGTTGTTCTTTCTGATATTGATATTTCTGAGTTTGATGATGTTGAACTTCTAGATGAAGCTGCTAAGAAAGATTATCTGTCAAAATTTGACCCAAGATTCAGTACAAAATTTCCATCTGATAATGAAGCACCACAAATTCTTATTCTAAAGAGAAAAGCTATTCGTGTTTTTCCAGACAATGCTAAGGTTGCTTTGTACTATGCACAGGGTATTGACAAGTATATTTCAATCCCATTTGGAGAAATTGGTGTTGGTTCAGTAAATGAAGCATTGAAGACTGGCTATACTGTCAAGCACGATGATGGTGAAGAATATGAATGGATGGGTGGTAACTGGATCAATACAAAAAATCAAAGAATAGCAAAAAAAAATGTTGGCAAAGCACTAACGTATAAACATGGTAGAACAGGCTTTGAAAAGGCAAGAGATTTTGTTAGAGGTCAGAAAGCACTAACAACTAGAGATTATAGAAATACTAAAAGAAAATTAGAAAAAACCAACTTTGGTAAAAAATATGCCGGCGCAGCCGCTGCTGGATATGCTACTAGAAAGGCTCTAGTCAATAGACCTGTAGTCGCTGCCTATAGAGCAATAAAAGCTAGAATGACAAAAGAAGAATATGAAAATATGAGAAACACTAATAACACTTTTCATAGAAATTTACATCAGCTAAGAGAAGAATATTCACAAATTAACGAAGTTGCTCCTCTTGCTGTGGCTGGTGCTATTGCTGCTAGAGCGGCAGCACCCGTATTGAAGCAACTGATAAAAAAATATGGTCCTAAAGTTGCAAAGCAGATGTGGAAAATGATGAAATCTGGTGGTAGAGGTGCTGGAAAACTTTTGAAAAGAGGTGCAGGTGGTGCAGCAGCATATCTAGCTTCAAAAAAGGGCGACAGTGATGACAAAAATAAAGATGATGATAGTGGGTCATCAAAACAGTCTCTAAGCCCATCCAAGTTCACAAACATCAGTGGACCAACTGGTGAAGATCCATATGCAAGACAAAACAGAGTTATGGATATCAAAGCGACAAAGGCCATGTCTGAACAGGTTGCTGGCAGCGGCGCAGATGCGATGAGAAGAAGAAGAGAACGTGGTGATATTGGTCCTGCTGAAGTTGCAGTGAGCCCAATGATAAAAGTTGATGATGAACCGAACATAGGTAGTTCTGGTAGCAAACCATCTGGAACAAGCCCTAGTCATAGAGAACGTGGACCTCAACCGAAAAAACCAGGTCTAGCAACTGGTGCTGAAATTGTTTCTAATGCTGATGCTAGAAGAAAAGCTGCTTCAGACAAAGCTGCGAATGTAGAGGCTGAAAGAGAAAGAAGAAGACAGAAAACAGCCAAAGAGATTAAAAAGAAAGAATCTGATATGGTGCAACAGGCTCGTGAGCAAGGTGCTCGTACTACTAGAAGAGCCCAGGATATGGCTAATGATAAAGATGCTTTAGATAAAAGAGAACAGGGCACTTATGGTAAAAAATATGATAATGGTGATGGTGATGATGGTGATAGTAAAGCACTAGCAGCACTTGCAGGATTAGCTGCAACCAGCAGAATCAGACAAAGTGACCAACAACCAACTAAGTTTGATAATATCAGCGGTCCAGATCAAAAAGACCCACTTGAAAGATATAGAAGATTCTTGGATAGAAAGCAGCAGCAGGCTCTAGCTAGTGGAAATTCATCCTACATGAATGAACACATAAATAACATTGAATATACATTTGAAGATGGTAGTGTTACAGTAACACCTTCTATGGCTAAGAACATGCTAAATGTATATAATAAAGTAAATGAAGAAAATAAAAAGAAGATTGAACACATGATGAATGAAAGTGCATATTCACTAAAGAAGTTCATCAACTTCGCATCAAGGTACTAACAAATGGCTAATATTTTTACAGAACAGAGACTTGTAGATACTCAAGATAAAGCTGTTATCAAACTAACAGGTAGATTTGATGGTTCTACACAAGACCAAAACGTCAGAGTTGATGTTTCTACTCTTGCTTATGCGCTAAATGCTAACAGCTATATTATGACTTCTAATACTCATCCAAAGTCTCTTTATAGAACTTTCGTGACTGCTATCATGTATGATGTTAATATTGCCAATGGTTATCTTGCTATTCAGTGGCAGGGTGCAGAAAGTGACCCAACTGGCAATACTGACATGTATGTTCTACATTCTGGGCAGCACTCACTTCTAGTTGATGATACAAGATATACATCTACTATACCAAATCCCACAGTTGAAACTGACTCAGCTAATACAAATGGTGACATTATCTTTAGAACTGTTGGTGCAGATGCAAACGATTCATATTCAGTCATTCTAGTTCTGAAGAAAGATGCTAGAGATTATGATAAGGGTCAGACAGC